CTTGAGTAGTACCAGTTATTTGAGTAGAGTATAAGTAAGTATTAGCTTCGTTAGAATAAGCAGAGTTATAATAGAATGATTGAGCTGCTTGAACACCACGAGATAAAGCTACTTGGTATTTTTCTACGATTTGGTTGAGTAATTGAGCTTCTTGGTCATTTAAACCATTACCAATTGTACTAAATGCAACTTGACTGTTGTTATAAAAGCTCATATTCTGGTTTACAGTACCTAAATAATAATTATTAGAAGGTAAATTTGCAGAGTTAGAAACTGTACTATTTGCTCTTAAAACACCTCCAACATATAAAGAGTTAGAAGCTGAATTTAATCTACTACCTAAAATTAATGATTGATATGGAGTTACAGATGTTCCAACTTGCGTTGCTGAAGTACCAACAGATGAATATAAAGTTCCAGTATAATTTATAATATCTGTTCTTTCTGTAAAGTCAGATTTAATTACACCAAACCCAGTTTGTGCAGTTGATAATGGAGTTCTTAAATATGCAGATGAATGAAATGAATTTTGTGATAAATTATTGAAAGGAGACAACTTCGTATCAGCATAAGCATTAGTCCCATTAGGAGTAGCACCAGTAGCAGAATAAGTCCAACCACCAGACCAAGTTAAACGGAATGCTGCATCTAAATCTCTTGCATCTTTAAGATTATACTTCATTTGAGAAGCCATAAATGCAGATGGAGTAGTTGCTATTGGTTGATATTGAGTTAAACCACCTAATTGAGTTTGAGCACCCCAAACATAAACATTTGAGCCATTACCAGTATATGAATAACCAGCATAAGCACTAAAAGTAGGACTTGGCACATTAACTAACGCTACAGTCAAAGGAGATGCAACGCCAGAAATAGTACAAGTCCAGGTAATACTTATTCTGTACCATCCATTTGCCTCAGCAGTAAAAGCAAAAGTTGCAGTTACATTCCCACTTACTTGAGTTTTAGTAAATATAGCATCAGTAGTATCAAATACACAAGTTGCCCAATCATTTGCATTTGGAGTAGTTGCCAATTGAACATATCTTCTTGTTCCAGCTTTAACATATATACTTGAAGTATATTGAGTATTAGCTAAAGTATTTAAATTTGAATAAAACGAATGAGCATTATTAGAATTATCTTCGTTTAATGTGTCTGCAGTTAAAGTTCCATTAGGAGCAACAATTGAATTTGCAGTTATTGTAGAAAAATACTTACTCCAATAAGCATTACTAAAATCCTCTGTATAAGAACTTGTATTTACATTATCAGTAATCATTGGATATACTGCTTTCATCTTACTCCATAAGCCAGAACTCTTTAAGTCCTTTACTAAAGTAGTAATAGCAGATTTTTGTGTTGTACCACTTAATCCAGTAGCAGTAATAAAAGCAGATGCATCCGAGTCCACCCCAGATGCAAATACTCTATTAATTGTATTTTTTATTATGTTCAGCATTAGTATAAAGCGATTATATCGGAAGCAGTTGTGTTAGTTGACATTACTTTAATAACTTGGATAGGCATAAAAGTACCATTAGCCACATTCTTAAATGTGAATACTCCACCATTACCCATAGTTACTGCAACATCACCACCAGTTCCAATATAAAGACCACCAGTCAAATCAAGAACAGTACTATCGGATTTCGTTATACTTAACGCACCAGCTGCTTGATCATTCGTTTCTCTCTTAAAATTTGCCATTGTATTTTATTTTAAATAGGATTAATTAGGAATTTGACACTCGTTATATACAAAATCTACACCCAAAGTAAAGCTAAATCTTGCTCCACCTAAATAGTCCGGAGTTTGCTCTTCAACCACATCAAAAGTAACATCGCCTAAACGAATATCTTGATTGTATTTTAAAGCCGAGAGTATATCTCCACCTATTTGAATACAGTCGCTTTTAACATCTTCTACATTGGTTTGGTCTTGCAAGGTTTTGTCCAAAGTAAATAACTCAACATTGAAAGTCATTACATTGCCACTTATAGAGCCATTAGCAATGTTGAAAAACATAGCCGGATAGTTGTTATCACCTTGCTCTAAAAAGTCAAAAGTATCTCCAAAAAATACAGTTTTAACTTGCTTATGACTTTCCCCTAACGAGCTTATTGTTTGTATTACTTGGTTTAGTGTCATTTTTTTCAATTTTAGCCAAGAAGAGTTTTAACTTCTCAACATTTTTGTTGTTATAATTTTTTGCCATTAGCAATCGTTGCAGTTTCTATAAATGTTCCCTTGGTATTTCTCGGCAAATGTTCTCTTATGTTTATAATCGTAACAGTCATCTAAAAATATAGAGCTTGTATAAGCTTCATTGTCCGGTAGTATAGTTTCAATCGTGCTTCCTGGATTTAAGTATAATGGGAAGTTACCAATTGAAGCCTGGTATTTTAAGTAATTTATTAATCTCTCTTTGTAGAACTCTGCTCTTGTTTTATATCTTGCTGAAATATCTAACAAATCTTGCATTGATGGTTGATTTGTATTCTCTCCAGTTTTTTGCACCACACCTTTAGTATAGAATTGATAATTTAACTCTACACTCAATTCGCTTAATACATAATAAACCAAAGTATCTGCAATATAATCATTGATTAAGGTAACCTCTGCAGCAGTTAAGTTATTAGCTTGAATACCAGTAAGAATGCGATTGTAAAGAGCAGTACCAAGAGCCGGATGTATATACATATCTTGACTCGTTTTGATTTCTGGGTAAAGTAGCTTTTCATCTACGTTCCCAGCTAAACCACTACGCTCTTTAATTGAATTAGGACTAATTATTAGTATGTTCTTGCTCATTTTTATTTGTTTTTACGCATTACGATATTGCTTTTCCATTCGTGTCGGCAGCTTGGAGAATGTTCTCCACTTGGCATAGTCCACCAACCACCTTTTCTGTCCCATACTGAATAACCTAATCTTGCACTAATTTGCTCAATATCACTTCTTGAATAGAATTTATCTAAAGACATTAATCGTTTGCAAAACTCTCTGCTTGGATGTGCAGCAGTATTTCTCTCTCCAGCCGGTACTATATCTTTCCACTCATAAGAGTATCTAATCATAAAAGATTTTGTTTCTGGCTCTATTTTAGTTAATTCGCTTAAAGGAGCAGTTAATTCATGTATAATTACACCTTTCTCCGTTCCTTGAGCCAAACTTCCACTTTTAATTAAGTCCTCAATGTTTCTATTTACTACTTCAATATCAATTTTTAAAGTATCTGCAATTACTTCCGGAGTTATTCTTTTATCCTTGCTTATTAAGTCAAGTATATCAGCTTTAGTTTGGTTTATAGTTGCAAATAATTCGTAATCGGTATATTCATCAAATCTCGCTTTCTTTTTGAATACTTGGAAGTTAGAAGCAGCTTCGCCAAACTCCTCAAATATAAACTCATCACTCATTTGTTGTGTTTGATATTGACTCATATCAATACCCAACTTCTCTAATATCCACTCTTTAGGTGCTACTGCAGCTATTGTTTGCTCTCCAAATTCAATACCTATTGGCTCAACAGAAATTAAAGTCATTGGCTCTTTTACACCTCTGTAGCTGCCAATCATATTAATAACTGCTTCAATTTGCCTTTGCTTATAATTGATATAAGTATTTTTAAATATCTCATATCCATCACGCATCTCTTGTCTGCTTCCTAATTTACCAGGCTCGGCAATACCAAATAAAGCCGGAGTAGTAATTTGATGAGCTACATAAATGTTTGTTCTAATCAACTCATCTACATGACCAAAATCTTCTTTAGTTAAATCACTTGCACCCAAGTCATCTATAATAGGTTTTCTACCACTATCGTTTACAAATGACAAAAGGAATTTTTTGCCATCACTACCGGTAAACTTATTCTCAAACTTACGCTCAATAATTCTTTTTTCTTCTGGATTTGGCTCTCCGTTAGGTAAAGTAATTAACTTGCTCGGAGTAAAGCCAGTTTGTGCATTGCCTAAAACGTGTTTACTTACCTCAATATCACTCTCAATATAATTCAAACCACCGAAATAAGATGGCAAAGGATAAATGCTAATACCAGCTCTATATTCTTTTACAAATAAGATTTGGCTTCCTTTAGGGAAGTTAGGATTGAATGCCGGATATACTTTAACCTCTTCGTGTCTGTCTTTCCAATTATCTTTAATCCAAAATTCTGTGTTGTCTTTGTTAGTTCTAACTTTAGAATAATCTACATGATAAATATCCGAGATCATTCCATTCATTGACCAAATAACTTGAAGATAAAAGCCACCGAAAAGCTCGTTATCAGTTACTATCTTTTTAGTTACTTCCTCAAGTGTTTCTACTTGGTTTGCGTGTTTAATAAAAAGCTCTCCGTAAACGTCTCCAGCTTTCCAGCCATTGCCACAGATATAGTTAATCTTACCTTTTATTAATGCTTGATGCTTTGCAGATTTCTTATAAAGCTCTAATAAGTATTCTGGGTAGTCATTCATGTGACCATACTCATAATAACCTACTCCTTTTTTCTCTTTATAGTCCGGTTGTCTTGCCTCTGCAAATGTTAATATACTGAAATTATCCATAAACTACATATGTATTTAATGTTTCGTTAGTTGTAAATACTGTATCATTGTCAATTACTCTTACTAAACCAACTTCTAACTCTTCTCCGGTTGTAGCTACTGCTGAATTTGAGCCAAATACTAAATAATTCCATTGCCCTATTGTTAAAGCATTGAAAAAAGCATAAGGGAATTCATTGTATCTATTAGGATAAGGACTTAAATCAGTGCTTCTTAATTTAGTAATAGTAATTACTTGCTTCGTAACCACATTAGTAAACTGAAAATACCAATAAGCCCATGCACTCGTTTCTTTTTCATTTAGAGTGAAGATAAAATTAGTAGGATTGTCAACGTTTAGTACCATTCTATATGTAAATAGGCAAACCTCTAAAAATACAAAAAGGAGTGGTAAAAACCACCCCTCTTTTATATACAACTACGAACAACCTTAGTTTGTAATAGCAGCTATTGTTCCAGAAGCTACTGACCACATTGGATCAGCTTCCATTGCTTGGAATGTTAAAGTGTAGCCATTTCTGTCGCCAGATGCAGTACCAGTTGCAGAATTACCAGAAGTAATATCTAAACCATTTTTTGCACCTATTAACCAGAAATTGCCATTCATATCTTCAACGATAGCTAACAATCTGTTTTTTGCAAGTAACAAGATTTCGTTTCTTGTTGCTGCAGCTAATTTATTTAAAACTATAACAACTTCTTGTTGGTAAAATATAGTTCCGTTTTGTACGTTTGCAGTAATAGTTTCAGTAAGTGAAGAAGTTTCACGAACTTGAGAATACAACCAAAATTTCTTACCAGCGTCCATTGTTATTGTAGCAACACCAGCAGGAGAGTAAGTCATAGAAGCATTATCAAATTCAACAAATCTCACCGACTTAACTCCACCTAATGACTCTTTACAATCTAATACAAAACCTTGAGTTAAAGCACATGCCATGATTATTTAATTTAAAATTTTAAAAAGAAGAAAAGTGGGAGTATTTAAACCCCCACTATAATTTTATTATGGTACTAATACGAAAGCAACCATTTGAGTACCGAACGCATAGTTCACACCCATTTTAAATTCGCTTACGAAACGAACTTCATCAGCTTCTTTAGCGTAGAAGATTTCAAATTTCTCTTCTTCGTTCAATAAGTCAGTACCTAAAAATAAGTTCTCTAAATTAGTAGAGTAGATTTTAGAAGTACCATTTAAACCTGGAGTAGCGATTACTTCAATCGGAGTACCTGGTAAGAAGAATGAGCTATCAGCTTTTACATCTACTGCATAGTTAAACATGTTAGCGTTTTTCAATGCAACTGTATAAGTACGGAATACATCTTGACCACAGAAGATTTTAGTGCTATCTTTAGCAACGATTTCAGCCGGTAAAGCTCTGTAAACTGCATCAAAAATAGCAACTACGTTAGAAGTAGTAATACCTACTGCAGTAGTGATAGCAGCTGGTAAATAAGTAGTAGTGTTAGCTAAAACAACAGTACCATCAGCAGCAGCTAATTTAGCAATACCATCAAATTTGTTTAAGTTAGCAGTACCAGAAGCAGTATCACCTTGCCAGATAGCAGTTTCTAATTGAGCAGCAATTTTAGCAGCTTTTAAATTAGAATAATCTTCAGCATAAACCATTTCAGTGTACATTGATCCTGCAGGTAATGCTTTTTGAAGATATTTAGTTTCTAAAGATTTGATACAAAGAGCTTCGTTAACTTTGATTTTACCAATAGTTACAGTTCTTTGAGTGAAAGTAGTAGTACCAGAAGCATTGAAGCCACAAGTTCCACCAGCTTGGAATACTGCATCAGTATCCATGATGTTGATTTTTTCAGCAGATTTTACACCTACCATTACGTTACCTTGATTTTTAATCAAAGTAGCAGTTTTTGCACCTAATACGGCAGCAGACACTAACAAATCTTGATTTTCTGTAGTGTAGTTTGATAAAGCACTTACGTTAAACGCCATTTTTCTTAATTTTAAATTGTTATTTGATTATTTTACTTTTTTAGCCATTTCTAAAAAGCGACTGATTTTTTCGTTTTTCTTTTCAATTTTTTGAAAGCTACTTGGAGCATCAATTGGATCAGCAGTTGCAGTTGTAGCTAAACCCTCAATTGCAGAAGCTAAATCTTTAATAGCTGCTTCAAATTTAGAGTACATTGCTAAAGCATTTTCCTCTTGGCTTACCAATTTTGCAGATTGCTCTTCAAATTGACCTTTAGTAGC